GCAAATGACCGCCAAAGAAGAAGATATTCTTACTTCGCGCTCCTTGCTCAAACAAGGTGTGGCCATCGATAGAGTGCTACAAAGCATTATCATAGACAAGAGGATCGATATTGCATCTCTTCTGATCGGTGATAAAAACGCTCTTGTGATCGCATCAAGAGTTTCCGGCTACGGAAATGAATATAATACCGGCGTAACATGCCCGGCTTGTGAAACAAAACAAGAGTATTCATTCGATTTGAATTTAGCTGAGATTACTAAGGGAGAAACCATTGAGGGTGTAAGCGATAACGGCGACGGAACATTTTCTGCCGCATTGCCCGTTAGTGGATTAAATATCGTATTTAAGCTATTAAATGGGTACGATGAAAAAAGAATAAGCACAGCTGCAAAAACCAAAGGTCGAGCCCCCGATAGTGTTATAACGACACAGATTAGAGCAATGTTGGTATCTGTGAATGGAAATTCAGAGCAAGAAGCATTAAATTACGTAGCACAGAACATACCGTCACGTGATTCCGTATATTTAAGAAAAGCATATAGAAATGCAGCACCAAATATTAGTATTGATCAGCACTTTTCTTGTGAAGAGTGCGAATTTGAGGGTAATATGGAGGTGCCGCTCACCGCGGACTTTTTTTGGCCTGACAGCTGAATACATGGAATCAGTGTATGAGATTTTCTTTTTTATGAAATACTCAGGTGGCTGGTCCTTTTCAGAAGCATACAGTCTCCCAATCGGCCTAAGAAGGTGGTTTTCAGAAAGACTAGCAAAACAGCTGGAAATGGAAAAAGAGGCAATAGAGAATTCTAGAAAAGGCTCAAACGGCAAATCACAAACCCTAAGCGCCTTTAATCAGCCCAAAGGTCCAAGCTTCACACAGTAACAAAGCCCATCTTTTTGGGCTTTAACTATTTATAGTAAAGGATAACAACCACAGTGAGTGTAGAGAGTACCTTAAAAGAAATTAAAGACCTGCTCGCCAAGCAGGCCAGAACTAACACTGGTGGTGCTAAGCCTGCTGGCGCTCAAGGTGCTGCAAATATCGAGGTTTCTAGTGAAGCCATTGAAACAGCCAATGAAAGAGTAGGCGAATTAAGAGAAAGAATGCAGGATCTGCGCAATGAGATTGCGCAAGCTCAAGCCGCCGGCGTAAGCTACGAACAACAACAAA